ATTCTGATGAGAAACTTTCCAATTCAAATTTGAAGATTGATTATTATGATACCATGCTTGTTTACATTGAAAGCATTTTAAAAGTAATTCAGAATAGGACATATCAGATAAAAAATGCAATAGAATTTATGAGATTTAATGCTGGACTAGGTTAATAAATACCCATAGCATGATGGGTAAAAGTGACTAACGTTATAATACAGAAGTCTAACGAAGTATTTTTAAAAATAAAAGCAGAACCTCATATTGAGTATGAGTTAAGGGATCACTTTACCTTTGAGGTAGAAGGTGCTAAGTTCATGCCTCAGTATAGAAAGAGGAACTGGAATGGAGAGATACATCTATTTGATTTAAGATCTAAGAAAATTTATGTAGGACTGTTAGATAAGATAGTATCATTCTGTAATAGACATGGATATAGTTATAAGTTTGAAGATAATGATTATTATGGTCCTCCATTTGAAATAAATTCATCTATATCAAAAGAAGGAGTAAAAGATTATATTAGATCTATTACAAAGATTAAACCTAGAGAATATCAAATTGAAGGAGTATGTGATTGTTTAAAACACAATAGGAGATTATTAGTCAGTCCTACTGCTTCAGGTAAATCTTTAATGATTTATTCTTTAGTAAGATATTATGTCCATAAAGGAATGAAAATTCTTTTAGTTGTTCCTACGACTTCTCTCGTAGAACAGATGTATAAGGATTTTATAGAGTATGGATGGGATGTCAAAAATCA